TCAAGCGCTAGGTATCGGCGGGCAGATTTACGGTGCCCGTGCAGATCTCATTATCCTAGATGACTGCGTTACCTTGGCAAACTGCGGCGAGTATGAAAAGCAACTTCGCTGGATTCAGCAGGAAGTTCTTACCCGTGTTGGCCCAACAGGAAAGATCTTGGTGGTCGGCACACGCGTAGATCCAATGGATCTTTACCGCGAGATGCGTAACCCAGAACGCTACCCCGATAATGTCAGCCCTTGGACATATCTGGCAATGCCAGCTGTACTTGAGTTTGCAGACAAGCCAAAAGACTGGGTAACCCTCTGGCCTAAGTCAGATCGTCCTTGGGACGCTGACGCTACTGAAGCAGATGAAAAAGGTTTATACCCACGCTGGTCTGGTGAGCATCTCAACCGCCGTCGCGGAATGATTGACCCAAAGACTTGGGCAATGGTTTACCAGCAGCAAGATGTTGAGTCAACTGCAATCTTTAGCCCAGAGTGTGTACGCGGATCTGTCGCAGGTATGCGATCTATCGGACCGCTTATCCCTGGCGCACCAGGACACCCTGAGACTCTCAGCAGTCAATACATCGTTGCCTCTATGGACCCAGCGATGTCAGGTGATACTTTCTCAGTCGTTATGTCTGGCGATAGAACCACAGGCAAGCGTTACTTGCTTGAGGCAAGCCGCATGCCAGCCCCGACACCACAGCAGATCCGTGATCTGATCTTTGCATGGACAGACAAATACAAAGTCAACGTCTGGGTCATTGAGAAAAATGCTTTCCAGTTGTTCTTGACTCAAGATGAGCAGATCAACAAGTTCCTTGCCTCACGAGGCATCCGCCTTGTTCAGCACTATACAGGTGCCAACAAAATGGATGCAGAGTTTGGCGTAGCCTCTATGGCACCACTTTTCGGCTCGTGCGACAACCAAGGCAAATTCTTAAAGAACAACTTACTGGAATTTCCACGGGCCGATAACGAACACATCAAGGCTCTTATTGAGCAGCTGATCACATGGTCAGCAGGAACCAAGAACAAGCAAGACGGTCCTATGGCGCTCTGGTTTGCAGAGACGCAGATGCGGGACTACATCAACCAGATGGGTTCATACGGGCAGACTTTTGTACAAAACAAGTTTGCCACACGCAGCCAAATAGCAAACCGTAAGGTCGTTAACTTGGAAGAATACGCAAGACTACAAGAACAACTAGCAGTGAATGGGGGAACGTTCTATGGCACTAGATATTGATCAGATCGCTATCAAAGTCCGCAAGCTACGTGACCATTACCACACCCGCGACTCACGCTGGTCAGATCTTCTCTCAATTCGTCAAGGCAACATCCAGCAGGTATTCCCTGGCATGTTCCCTGATGAGTTCCCTAAGCCAATGGTGTCAAACTTTATTGACATCGCAGCCCGCGACGTAGCAGAAGTTATTGCTCCGCTCCCTGCATTTAACTGCGACACAACAGATGCTATCTCTGATCGCGCACGTCGCCGTGCCGACAAGCGCACTATGATCGCAGCAGGCTACCGCGATACCTGTAACCTTCAGACTCAGATGTACACAGCCGCAGATCGCTACCTTACCTACGGCATGATCGCATTTATCATTGAGCCTGATTGGGAAAACAATCGCCCAATGATCCGCATTGACAACCCAATTGGTTCATACCCTGAGCATGACCGCTTTGGCAAGTTGCTCTCTTACACACGTCGCTACAACAAGACTGTGCGTGAGTTGATCAATGACTTCCCAGAACTTGAAGGTCAACTTCGTGGACCTTACGAGCAACTCAACTCAGAGCGTATGCTTGAAGTATTCCGCTATCAGGACAAGAACGAACTCATCCTCTTCATCCCTGAGCGCAAGAACCTCATCCTTGAGCGCGCCAAGAATCTACTTGGTGAACTACCTGTAGTTATTGCTACCCGCCCAGGTATTGACTCTGATGAACACCAGCGTGGTCAGTTTGATGACATCATGTGGGTGCAGGTCGCTCGCGCTCGCTTTGCAACGCTACAACTTGAAGCCGCACAGAAATCTGTACAGGCTCCATTTGCTTTGCCAGCAGACGTTAACGTTCTTGAGATTGGCCCAGATGCAACTATCCGCTCTGCCAATCCTGAGAAGATCCGTCGTGTAGCACTTGACATTCCTAATGGAATCTTCCAAGAGACAGCTGCACTTGATCAGGAACTTCGTGTTGGTTCACGTTATCCACAAGGCCGTCTAGGTCAGCAGTCAGGATCTATTGTCACAGGCCGTGGCGTAGAAGCACTTATGGGTGGCTTTGATACTCAGGTCAAGACAGCACAGGCTGTATTTGCTGAGGCGTTCCGCCACGTCATGCGCATGTGTTTCATGATGGATGAAAAACTATTTGGTGATGTTGAAAAGGAAGTACGCGGTGTAAACGCTGGCGCTCCTTATGAGATTACCTACACCCCGAAGAAAGATATTCAGGGTGATTACTGGTGCGATGTATCTTATGGCATGATGGCTGGACTTGATCCAAACCGTGCTTTGGTATTCGGACTTCAGGCTCGCGGAGATAAGTTAATCTCACGCGACTTCTTGCGTCGTCAGATGCCATGGGAGATGAACGTTACCATGGAAGAAGAGCGAGTTGAAGTAGAAGAATTACGCGATGCGTTGATGCAATCCGTTGCAGCATACGCTCAAGCAATTCCATCAATGGCTGCACAAGGACAAGATCCTTCAAAGGCAATTACAGCAATTGCAGCAGCAATTAAGGGACGCATGGCTGGAGATAACATTGAAGATGTTATTGCACAAGCATTTGCACCCGCTCCAGTATCCCCAGAAGAAGCTACCGCAGGTGAGGCGCAAGGCGCCCCTGGACAGGTTCCTTCTGGGGCACCTACACCGCAAGGCGCACCGCAAGGTGGCGCACCAATGCCTGCGCCGCAAGGTGGAGGTTCTGCATTGCAGAATCTATTAGCAGGACTTTCATCTTCTGGACAGCCAGCACTTAGTGCATCTGTTTCCAGAAGGTCGCCAGCCTAACGTTTCTGGCGATCAAACAAACCTATAGGAGATACATCATGGCAACACTTAAGTCATCATTGACTACAAAGGTTCCTTCACCAAAGAACCAGGGTTCAATGGGTTCATCAGAAGCCGTTACTCAGAAGACAAAGATCCAGCCTAAAAAGGGTCCAGAGTCAACAGGAAAGTCAACAGTCCTTTACTCAAAGCAGCCTTCAGGCACAAAGGGCGTAGGCACAACAGCAAGCAAGCCACGCGGTAAGTAATTAAATGTCTGACGATCAGGGCAGAGTTCCTACGCAAGTAACTAAGTGGGATTTCTTTGCCCTGCTCGCAGATACAACAGCAGCAATTTTAATTGATATAGCGAGCGGGTTTGACATCTTGACTCAGATGTTTGAACACCAAGCAAGTTTCGTGGATGATAAAAAGTCGTTCCACGAGTATGCAGCCCGAACCATTGAGACACTAAAAGAGGGAGAATAAGTCATGCCACAGGCAAATAAGCCAGCAATGACATCAGGCCCTGGGGCTTTAAGCCAAAGAACCGATGGCGGACCAGCATCAAAGCAAGCACTTCGTTATGTGGCAGGTATGCCTAATTACGGAGATGCACAATCGCTAATGGATATGCAGGCATCTGCACCAATGGCACAAACAAACAATCCACCAAAGCCTGCTCCTGCATCTTCTATGCAGCCACAGCAAGGTGGACAAGCACAGGCTACTCCACAGAAGCCAATCGTTCCCCTTACTGCTCCAACACAGCGCCCAAATGAACCAGTAACTACAGGTTCACCACTTGGTCCTGGTGCTGGACCAGAGATCCTTGGCACAATGCCCACCACTGTTGGTGGCGGTTCTGCCAAGCAAACCGTACAGGCATTAGCATCACATCCTGATGCTTCACCAGAGTTAAAGCGACTCGCGTCAATCTTAGGACAGTAATCTATGGCAACGCCTACACCGCAACCTACGCCATCGGTTACTCCGCCTACAGTTACAACAACACCAAACGTTGCTGTCGCAAACCAAATTGTACAAAATCATCCTGAACTTGTACAAAAGTCTCCACAGCTTGGTGCTGACGCAATTGCTACAGGATCACCTGATGCTGCTCTTACTCTTGCTGGCGCAAATACAATTGCGACTCATGCTCAGGCATTAGCCGATCACCAAAAACAATACAATTCCCAGAGCGTTTGGGGAACAATTCTTGGTGATGCTAAAGGCGTTCTCAACACAGTTACTCAAGCAGCGGGCAAAGTCCCTGGCGTTGGCACAATTATGCAGTGGGCAAATAAGCCATTGCAAGAAGTGCAAAAAGATTACAAGTTTCTTCATAGCGTCTATACAGACCATTCAGTATGGCAAGGCGTACTTGCCACTCTTGGTGTAGCAGGCGGAGCCGCTGTTGGTTCTCTCGCAGGTCCAATGGGAGCAGTTCTTGGTGCAGATCTTGCAGCCGCTGGCGAGCGTGGATTAGCAAAACTTATCCCATCTTTCAAAGATTCAGTTGCCAAGTCGCAGGATCCAAATTATTTGGTTTCTCCTGGTCGCGATCTTTCTAATGCCCTTGGTCAACTACCAGGCTTTTCTGCTCTTAAAGATACTGAGCATGGATTTGGTCAGACCATCTCTGGCGTTACAGATGCTGTGTTTGATTTTGGTGCTGACCCACTTGTTAAAGGTGGTCAACTCAACTCAGCACTTAAGACAGGCAAGTATGTTGGCGCAGCTGTAGATGACGCTGGAAAGACATTACTTGATGAGTCTGGCAAGCCAATGCAGATCAAGGCAACATTGCCTATTGCCGCACAATCAAAGTCTGTTAATGACTTTATGGTTGCTTACTCAGGTAAAGCTTACAGCGGTTCACAGGTTCTTGATGCCTATGACAATGTGGCCAATACTGGTTTCCGTCGTGCTGTAGACACAATCGCACAGACATCAAACCCAGTTGAAATTCAGCGTTTGTTTCCAGCAAGCCAGTTCACAACATATGAAGCTGAGCGCCTTGCTAAAGCATCAACGCCACAGCAAGTTGTTAATGAAATGGGTAAGACACTTTACTCATCAGAACTTGTTGCAAAAGATGCCGCCCCACGCACAACATTGATTTTGCCTACCCAGACAGCAGCTCGTGCATTTGCTGACAAAGGCCTTCAGGCTATCCGTCAATCTGGCATATCGCTTAACGAAGAACGCAACTTGCTTTTGCCTAAGACATCAACAGTTACTGATGAAGCAGGCAACCCACTTCTTAACCCAGATGGCACGATACAGAAGCAAACACTTCAGGGTGCGCTTCCAACTGCCCTTGCCAAATTGGGTATGTTTGACATTTCAGGAGCCAAGGAAGCAGCACTTAATGGTCTTGCCGCTAAGGTTCGTACTTTTACTGGCTATAAGGCTTTGGCTATTAACGCTAAGGCACTTGAGCAGTCAGGTAGAAACTTTACTTGGGATGACCCAAACCTTGCGCCACAGATTTACAACATGGCTTACTACGCTATGCCACATGACCTTGCTCTTGAGCATACTGCTAAAATCATGCTTGAGCCAGATCTTGCCACAAAGCAAGAGATGTACGGTAATCTTGTCAAGGAAGTTGTCAAGAACGCTGGTCTTTCATCTAACGATGCAATCGTCAACCGTGTTATGTCACAGGCGCAACGTGCCACAGATAACGGTGAATTGACAAACATTGCCTATGGCCATGATGAGTCAGGTGCACCACGCGGTTATGTAGACATGAAAGATGGCGGTAAGCAGGGTGTAGCCCTTTGGTCTTGGCAACGCGGCAACAACGCATTTATTGATTTCAAAGAATTGCGTAACGCTATGCGTCAGTCAACAATTCATAGCCTTCTTTATCAGAAGTTGGATGATGGATTTACTTACTACACTGATAAGATCTTTGCACCGCTTACCCTTTTCTCAACAGGTTTTGGTCTACGCGTAGCCTCATCTGAGGCATTACACCAAATCATACGTGCTGGTCTTGGCGATTATCTCAAGACTCAGGTTGCTCAAAGTGCAGCAAAGTACAACATCTTGCACAAGCTAGATGACAACACTATTGCCCGTTATGCAGATTCTGCTGCTCAGGCGCTTACTAGCGAAGATCATGCTGCCTTGCTTTCTGGCAAGTCTGTTACTGACAACGCTGTAACAAAACTTATCAAGCAAAAGGCTGACATCTACAAGAGCCTCAGCGCCACTGAACGAGCCAATGAACTGGCTACAGATATTCGTGGTGTTCGCAACCGTATCAGCCCAGTTGGATTTATCAACAGCAAAATTGCTCCTTATGTAGCAGCTGATAAGTTAGATGTTGTTACCAAGTACCAGCAGTTAATGGGTCACGTAGGTATCCCAGCAGGCGTTGCATCGGATCACGGCAAGTCATTTAAGAACAATGCCGATGACCGTGTAGATATTCTTTCACAGTTGATGGGCCACACAGCCAAGCCAACCGAGGAAATTGCAAGCCTTACTGGCACAAATCCTCACTACCATATGTACTGGGCGCAGAATCTATCCAAGTTGCGCAATGAGCAGATGGCTCAGGATATTGCAGCAGACTGGCAGAAGTTCTCAAAGTTACCAGACTGGTCATCACTTTCCAATGATGAAAAATGGGGCAAGGTTAAGGCATCCTTCCAAGCTCGTGTTGAGGATACAAACCAGTACAAGGATCTCCGCCCAACAATGGTTGGTCTATCTAAGGGCGACCCTACCTCATATGCCAACGAAGTTGTTTCATCATTCCGTGGTTTAGTTGAAGGTGCTTCAGGAAAAATCCACGAAGATCTTATCAACAACATCAAGAATGGCGAGCGTACATACGAGCCTGCGCTAAAGAACATTCCAACTACAGATAGCCCATTTGCTATTCTTGGAAAGGCTCACAAGCCAAACTGGGCAAATGCTACAGACAAGGTTCTTGATTTTGGATACCGTACATTTATTAACCCAGTTATTGATCATATCTCTCGTGAGCCTATCTTTGCTCATTACCTATATGAGAACTTCCGTGATCTCAAGCCACTTCTTGACTCAGGTGCAATTACTGAGGATGAAGCACTACGCCTAGCAGGTCAAAAGGCAACAGTTGCAATGGTTCCATTGATCCACAACCCTGCACTTCGCAGCCAGTGGGCAACAATGAGCCGTAACTTGTTCCCATTCTACTTTGCTCAAGAGCAGGCGCTTAAGCGTAT